GACGCACAGCATGTTCACGATCCCGAGACGGGCTGTTGGAACTGGACGGGTACGAAGTCCTCGGTGAGCGGTTCGGTGTTTCCAAAGGTCGAGTATGGCAACTTAAAGAGGGATGGGCGTGATGGCTGACACAGCACAAGCCCAGCAGTTCGAAGACCCTTCAGGGTTCCCCACCCCGGACGATGACGCTCCTCCGGCACCGGAGGTCGAGATCGAGATCATCGATGACACACCGGAGGAAGATCAGGGGGTCCGTCCCGCCGCCGACCGCATCGATCCTGATAGTGATGAGTTCGAGCAGGAGATCGAGAGCTACGGGGAAAACGCCCAGAAGCGCATCAAGGCCCTGAAGTTCGAGTTCCACGAAGAACGTCGCGCCAAGGAATTGGCCCAGCGGCAGAGCGAAGAGGCGGTTCGGTTCGCCGAGCAGGTCTCCCAGGACAACCAGAGCCTCAAGCAGACCCTCGACCAAAGCAACAACACTCTCATCGAGCAGTACGGAGAGAAGTCGGACGCCCAGCTTGAGAGCGCCCGACAGTCGTTCAAGGAAGCCTACGAGGGCGGCGACACCGGGAAGCTCCTGGAGGCCCAGGAAGACCTTGCCAAGCTCCATGCCGAGCGCGTCAAGGCTCTTTCCGATGCCGAGCGGATCAGGGTCGATCAGGCCCGCCGCCAGCAGCATCTGGAGGCCCAGCAGCAAGGTCAGTATGAGCAGCGGGCCGCCATTGACATGCCTCCACCCGACCCGAAGTCAACCAAATGGATACAGGACAACACTTGGTTCCAGTCTTCGGGCCACGAGGACATGACCGGATATGCCGTGGGTCTCCACGAGAAGCTGGTCAACGCCGGGTACGATCCCAGGCATCACCAGGAATACTACGACGAAATCCAGAAAGGCCTGACCGTGGCCTTTCCCGAATTTCAATTTCCATTCAACGCCCCGGAGGGGGACCAAGGTCGTCAGGGAGGCGCTCTGCCCCCCGCTGCGACCCCTCCGAGGAACCGTCCACCCCCTGTGGGTGGCCCGACACGGGGCGGTTCTCCCCCGCGCAAAGTGCAGTTGACGGCCACTCAGGTGTCTCTCGCTAAGACACTTGGTTTGACCAATCAGCAATATGCTGCCCAGGTCGCAAAGGAAGAAGCCAATGGCTAAGCGCACCGCTCCTGAGAAAGAGCGCGATCTCGATACACGTGAGAAGGAAGATCGGGTTGTCGAGTACCGGCCCCCGACCAACCTGCCTGACCCCCTCCCCCAAGATGGGTATGAGTTCCGGTGGATCAGGACCGCTGTTCTTGGCGATCCCGACAACCAGAACGTCTCCATGCGCTTTCGCGAGGGCTGGGAAGCCTGCTTGGCGGAGGACCATCCCGAGTTGATGTTGATGTCGGACGTGAACTCCACGTTCGAAGGAAACATCGTCATCGGCGGTCTGATGCTGTGCAAGTGCTTGACCGAGCAAATGGAGGCACGCAGCTTTTATTTCGATAAGTTGGCCAAGCGTCAGGAAGAAAGCGTAGATCAGAACTTCATGCGCGAGAACGACCCGAGGATGCCTCTCCTCCAGACCGACATCAGGGTCACGGAGAGCACCACGACGACGTTCGGCGCTGGTCGTTCGTCCCGTTAGGGGGCGAACCTTACCTTTGCGAAAGGACTAATCAATGGCTACGACAGCAGCCCCTCACGGAGCGGTCGCGGTCAATCGGTTGGGTGGCTACGAAGGCGGTTCATTCCGTCAACTCAAGGTGACCAACAGCTATGGCACCAGCCTCTTCTTCGGAGACTGGGTGCAGATGGCCAATACGGGCACCATTGAGCATTCGCAGGCAGCTACCACGGCGCGTCCCATCGGGGCGTTCCACGGTTGCACCTATACCGACCCGACGCTCAACTACAAGCTCCACTCCCAGATGTGGACGGCTTCCACGACGGCGACTGACATTCTCGCCTACGTGTCGGACGACCCACACCAGGTGTGGCAGATGCAGGCGGATGAGTCTCTCGCGCAGACGGCGCTTGGTCTCAACATCCAGATGATCACCTACGCAGCCGGTAACACGAATATCGGTCGCTCGATCATCGCTCTGGATGGGTCCACCGAGGCGGCGACGACCACTTTCCCGTTCCGCCTCACGGACTTCGTTCGCGGGCCTTTCAGTGAGCCAGGTGATACCTACACGGACATGCTCATCACATGCTCCGCGCAGCTTCATCACTATGGCCTTAAGGCGGGGATTTGAACCATGGCAAGCGTAACAAGGGCACAACTGCTCAAGGAACTGCTCCCTGGCTTGAACGCCTTGTTCGGCCTGGAGTACGACAAATACCTTGACGAGCACATGGAGTGCTACGACAGCGAAAGCTCCGAGCGTTCGTTCGAGGAAGAGACGAAGCTGAGCGGCTTCGGCGCGGCGCCTGTGAAGCAGGAAGGCGCGGCGATTGCTTACGACACCGCTCAGGAGAGCTTCACGCAGCGGTTCGACCATGAGACCATCTCCATGGGTTTTTCCATCACGGAAGAGGCCATGGAAGACAATCTCTACGACAGCCTGTCGTCTCGCTACACAAAGGCTCTCGCCCGCGCCATGGCCTACACGAAAGAGGTCAAGGCGATGGTGCCGTTCAACACTGGCTTCACCGCGACGACCGGGTATCTCTCGGGCGACGGCGACCAGTTGTTCAGCACGTCTCACTCCATCGTCAGCGGTGGAACCCTCGCCAATCGTCCCGCCACGGCTGTTGATCTGAACGAAACGTCCATCGAGGACGCGACGATCTCGATCAGCAACTGGACGGACGAGCGTGGTCTCTTAGTCGCCGCAAGGCCGATCAAGCTGATCATTCCGACGAATCTCCAGTTCGTGGCGACCCGTCTGTTGCAGTCGCAATACCGGGTCGGCGTGGCCGATAACGACATCTCGGCCATCTACCACAACAACACGGTTCGTGATGGCTACGCGATCAACCATTATCTGACGGACACCAACGCTTGGTTCCTGAAGACGGACATTCCGAACGGTCTGAAATACTTCAGCCGGGTTGCGTTAAGTACATCAATGGACGGAGACTTCGATACCGGGAACGCAAGGTACAAAGCCCGTGAACGCTACAGCTTCGGCGTCTCGGACTACCTTGGCATCTACGGTTCGCCGGGATCATCCTGAACCCCTGCCCGGGGGCACAGCGGCCCTAACCGGCCACATGAGGGAGGGGCCGTCTTCGGGCGGCCCCTTCTTTTTTTGGAGGAATAGATGCGTCTCACCGTCGCCCACAAAGACCGACAGGCAGTCGGCATAATCCCGAAGGTCGCTGGCACAACTATCGGGAGGGTTCTGACGATTGAACGGGACTGGGTCATCAACAGGTACGACGAAATCGGGGCGAAGGATGTCTACGGTCTGGTCCGCCATCCTCTCGGTCGGTGGGTATCCGGCATTGCCACCTACTACACCATCGCCCTCGATCTACCGGCAGCGACCGCAGATCATTTCTGGCACGCCGAGGCCCTCAAGGACCCCGAGCTTGTGGCGTGGTACATCAAGAAACCATTCCACGATAATCACACGTTTCCCCAGGTCGAGTTCTGGAAGGACAGCCCCGGTGCCCGCCTTTTCAAGATGGAGAACATCGGGGCCATGTGGAAGGCCATGGGCATCGACGCTGGTGGTACCCACGCTAATCACTACGAGAACCATCCCCATCGTGTGCCAGTGCAGAATGCCCTTCGTGGGATCATCGAAATGTCACGGCGGTACCAGGACATGATCTTGTCTCGATACGCCGCCGACCTAACCCTGTACGAGCGGGCTGAGTAGTTTTTTCTGGTCCAGGGCTGGCCCAAACGGTGACCAGACAATATTCAGTGTGGCGGTTGGATGGTGGTCGGCGTACACTTTTCGGGCATTTGAATGGGGCCAGCCTCACGCTGGTCCTGGTAACCGAAAGGAAACTGTTTGATGCCGACACATTTCACCAATGGTGTGAGCAACACCACCCAAGGCAACCCCCTGTACCAGTTCGGGATGCTCGACCCGACCCAGTGGCATGTTTTCTGGGACGACTTCAACCACGAACCCCTCTCCACCGAATGGACGATCACGGCGACCTCGGTTGGGTCCGGGACATCCGCGATCTCCACCCCGGACGTGGCGGGCGGTATCGCCCGGATCACTACAGCCGCCAACGAGGATGATGGCCTCTTCGCTCAGACCATCGGTGAGACCTTCCTTCTGGCCAGCGGCAAGAAGGCGTTCGTGAAGACCCGCATCTCGGTTGGGGACGCGACCCAGTCCGATATGGTCTTCGGTCTTCATTCGACAGACACCACGCCGCAGGACGCCACCATGCGCTTCCAGTTTGAAAGCGTGGATGGGTCTGCTGCCATCTACTTCAACTCCGACAACAATACCACCGACAGCGACAGCGAAACCATCGCCACGTTGGCCGATGATACGTTCGTCACCCTGGCCGCGTACTGGGACGGCGTTGCCAATATCCAGTGCTTCGCCGACAACGTACTGATCGATACCATGAACAGCATCACCATCCCCGGTGCCGAGATGGCAGTCGGGTTCGGTTATCTCAACGGCGCCGCTGGCGCCGAGACGACCGACATCGATTACATCTTCGTTGCCAATGAGAGGTAAGTCCCATGCAGACCCAACTGACCAAGTCAGGGGCAAAGTGGGCGATTGAGTGTTCAGGCGGGCCAGACGAAGGCACCGTCTCCAAGGAGTTCGCTTCTCAGGAAGCCGCCGAGAAGTGGCGCCGTGATGTTACTCTCGGTAATATCGAAGCACCCGATCTGAACACCAAGCCCAAGAGGAACCGCAAGCCCAGCGGTAAGTTCAAGGGAGACAACCCGAAGACCCCAAACAAGAACGAAGCGTGGGTCGGCGGCAAGACTCCGAAGAAAAAGGCCAAGACCAAGAAGAAGGCTCCTGCCAAGAAGAAATAGTTTCACACATTGAGAGGATATAAAGATGTCCCAACCAAAGGTCATCACTCTTACCCCGACAGCCCTCGACAGGAACGGCATCTCCACGACGGAGACCCTCCTTGCCACTCGGCTTGACTACCTGATCAACGGCGCCCTCTCCACCGGCTATGACCGGGACGGTATCTGCACGGCGCAGACCACGGCTGCAAGCGCAGCCCTGACGTTGGACGGCGCTCTTGGCACGGACTTCCGGGGTCGGCGAGGGGTCTACGTTCTGATCTACGCAGCCTCTGCCGACAACACCGGCATCACGTTTGAAGTGGTCGGCAAGAGCGATAGACCGAACAGGGGCAGGACGGGCGCCAACCGCATCACCGAGACGATCACCGGCCCCGACAACGGCTTGATCGTCCTCGGTTCGACCAAATTCTACAGCATCGACAGCATCACATCTTCCGCTGCCGTCGATGGGAACGTCGAGGTCGGGGTCAACGGATACTGCGAATTCTCGACACCACAGCATGTGGCCATGTACTCGGCGGGTGACGACAGTGGGGACACCTACACTCCTCGTGGCTACGACCGTTATGGCAGGGCGATCACCGACAGCATCACCGGGGCCAACGCTGGGACCAG